AGGGATAAGTATCCTGCGTGTGCAAAGGCATATACCAGATGTAAATATTGTAATTTTTATGGAAAACGAGAAATAATTGAAGGACAGCATTATAGCGAAAAGCATGCGTGTATTGAATGCAATATATGTTGGAACAAAATACGGCAAAATAAAATATTACAGCATTATCATGAACATAAAAATAGTTTAAATGTATTAAAAATAAAACTAGAAGCACTAGGTTTGAAATAAATAATATTTGGTTTTAAATTAAAAATAATACTTTATATTTTATTATATTTTTTTATTTTATGGATATTGACACTATCCTTTTGGATTTAGAAGTATTAAAACAACTCAATCCGAACGATAAATTAGCTATTAACTTATTACCAGGAAACACGTCATTATCTGTTCATGCTAATTCTTTTTTTTCAAATATAAAAAGAAAATATAATGGTTATAATAGAGAAAATTCAATTAAATATTTAGAAGAATTAGTTGATAAAATAGAAAAATATACAAAATTTATAGTAAATTCATCCCACGATGATATACGTAATAATTTAAAAAATGCAATTATAAATGCAAATTTAGGAATTACAAATTTACAAGAAACATATACTGACGATTCTATTATTGTAGCAAAATTAACATTAATAATAAATAAGTTAAAAGATTGCATAATAATACTAAATAATGACCCATTATTAAATAATGTATCAGCAAGTATGATAACCTCAATAGAAAATAATAGTGGTTTGGAATAGTTTTTAAAATTTATTACAAATATTTTATATTCGTTATAAAATATTTGTAATAAATTTAAAAACTAATATAAATATTACTTGTTAAATTTATTAAAAATAAATATTTATAATGAACTGCACCAATATTTTAAATTCTATAGATAAAATATTTTGCGAAGCAACAAATGGATTTCAAATTAATAAAATATATTTTGAAACTTATTTGAGTTATGTTTATAATGATTCAACATATTATGATGTTGTTTATAACAACTATACTTCTAATATTACACTAATTGAAACATTTAATAATTATAAAGTTTCTTATTATAATAGTTATAATTTTTTATATATCTTATTTATTATATTTTGTTGTGATCGGTGTCTTGTTATAACTTTTGGTAATAAATCGCGATGGTTTCAGTTACATTCTTTAATAAATTTAATTATTAGTGTAAATATATATCCTGAATTTTTAAATATATCAACAACACACGTTGAAGACATTAATAATAATCCATATTTAAAATTAACACCATTAATTAAAAGTTATAATTCAAGTTTTTATATTATTGCTTTACATTTATATCATATAATTAGTTTCAAAAATTTAACATATTACGACTATTTTCATCATGTTTTATTTGTTTTATGCGGGGTTCTTCCTTGTTTTCTTTATTTGGAAACAAATCAATATGTAATGGCTTATAGTGCTTGTGCTGGATTTCCTGGAATAATTGAATATGGAACTTTAAGTTTATATAAAAATGAAAAAATTACTTTAGTAACACAAAAAAAAATAAATAGTTATTTGTATATTTATTTTAGATATCCGCTTTGCTTGTTTGGTGTAACAATAAATTATATTAATTATAATTCAAATATATTAAAGGACAATTTAATTTTAACATTATACTTAAATTTTTTATTATTTTTAAATGGTTCTTTATTTTCATTTTTAACTTTAGAAAGTTATTTTCGTATTTTAAATAATAGAAAAAATAAATCAATGTCTAATGGTATTATTTATTCAAGCAAAGGAATAAAATGTGAATAATTTTTTTATTAAAATTTTTTAATCAAATTTTCTTTTATTAAAATTTTTTTATAAATTATAATCTAAAAAAATATATAATATGTTTTTCGGATTTAAACATATTATGTATATCATTGCTTTAACCTCTTCATTTAATACAGTAGAATGTTTCAATATTAACAATTTATTAAACAGAAGAATATTTTTAACGAATACTTTAGCATCAAACGGATTGATTAATTTAAATGCCAATGCTAATAATAAAAAAATAATATTATTGAATGATGAAAATGACGATAATAATGGAGATAATAATGGTGATATTAATTATGAATCATTAAAAATATTGCAAAGAAATAATAATAATCGCGTAAATAATAATATTTATTTTACAGGCGGATTAAATGATGAAACCTGTTTTAAATTAACAGAGGCTTTAATGCATCATAGAAACCAAGCATTAAGTAATGATAAATATCCTCCATATATTAATTTATTTATACAAAGTCCAGGTGGGTCATTATTACCAACTTTAGCAGTTGTAGATGAAATTAAGAATTTAGGTATTCCAGTATATACATATATTAGAGGTTATGCTGCTTCAGCAGCCACATTGTTATCTGTTGCGGGAACACAGCGTTTTATGTATAAACATTCTTTGGCGATGATTCATGGAGTAAAATTACAAGAACAAGAAGTAAGTTCATTAACAGATATAAAAGATTTAAATGCCAATGTAGATACATTTATGAATGTAGTAAAAGATATTTATTTAGAAAACACAAGCATGGATGAACAATTATTAGAATATTTTTTTTATCATGATTTATGGATGAATTCAACACAAGCACTTGAATATGGTTTAGTAGATGAGATAATTTAAAAAATCATATTTATCATTATAATTATAATTTTTTATATTCTTTAACTGCATTATAAGCCAAATTATCTGCTTCTTTATTTCCCAAAGAATGAATATCTTGTGCATTTGTATGTGCTTTAATGTGTTTAAGTTTTAAATTAGGATTAGCTTTATAGATTTCGTATAAATTTTTGACGAGATTTTTGTTTGGAATATTTTTGTTCCAATGTTGTTTTGCACATTTTTCACCGTAACTTGTTGCACATTTTATACTATAATCAGAATCTGTAACAATACATATTTTTTTATTAACTAAATCATTTTTTATTAATTCACAAGCTTGTAAAATGGCTAATAATTCGGCACTATTATTTGTATGATTAAAATCTAATGCGCTAACAACTTTTGATACATTTTTATTACTATTTTCTTCAAAAAATATCCCGACCCCACTAATTGCATTTATTTTACCATTATTATAACAAGAACCATCAGTATAAACAAAATAATCACTCTTGGAATCATCAAATTTACTATAAATATTTTCAAAAAATTCAGTGCTAACAGAATTAAGATTTAATATATAATCTTCTGCTTCTGTTTCACTAGGAAATTTTTTATAAATTGCTCCTTTATAACCGATTACTTGTTCTTTACAATCATTCCAAAAATAATAGATGCCGATATTATGCCCTTTTGCTACGGCATAAAAACTCATCTATATATATTATTATTATTAACAAATTTTTTAATTAATAATAATAATAACAAATTTAATAATTGTTCAATTTTTTTTTTTTATTAAAATTTGTTAATAATAATAATAATATATAGATATTTAAATCTATTATAACATGGGTGAAAAAAAAAATTTTAATATAAAGCAATATATTATTTTAATAATATTATTAGTTATATTCATTTGTTTATTTTTATATTTATATAAGACAGATTGGTATTTACTACGACATCAACTACCATTAAGATCTGTTTCTAGTAATCCTATTAAAAGAATAATGATTGGTTGTCCCACTATTGATAGAGATATATTAAAAGCCCAAAAAATGTATGAAACAATGAAAAAAGCAATAGAACATCTTTCAAATTTCAAACAAATTTCTAGTGATATTATTGTGATAACACGAACGAGTGATAATAAAATAAAAGAGTTTTGGAATAATAAAGCAAATAAAATAATTTTAGTACCACATTATGAAATAATATATAGACATAATATTGATGCTATTTCAAATAAAATGAATATTTTGGCTTCATATTGCTTAAATAATAATTATGATGCATTAGTCGTAATAGAAAGTGATGTTTATTCCAATATTGATACATTAACTAATAGTATTACTTGTCTTACTAATAATCACGTAGCTTTTGCTTACGGTAATATTCCATGGAAAAAACAACCAATTGTTGTTTTGCCGGGATTTTTAAAACCACAAATTATACATCCAAAAAAAGAACCACTATGGCAACGTGCTCATGGAAGCTGGACCGGATTTGTTGCTATAAGAAAGGAAGTTTTACATAACAAACCATTTAAAAGTAAAAATTTTGAAAATATTGTTGGTGTGGATGTTGGGTTTTATATAAGATGTTTTCATATGCGATTTCGTGTATTTGTTACAGATTATGTTGAACATGATTATTAAATTTTTTTTATTAAAATTTCAAAGTTTGGGGGTTCTCTAAAAAATTGAATAGAAATTTTTTTAACTTTTATCAAGATATCAAACACAAACACAAGACAAACACAAACACAAGACAAACACAAACAACATCTACATAACAATGGCGACTTTTGCTCAGCAGATTCTTGCGGTTCAGTTCAAGGCACTCGAGACTTCCAAGGTTGAATTGAAGGGGAAGTCCGACAAGAGGAAGGATGAACTGTTTGACTTCCTGACGAAGAAGTACCACGCAAAAATCAAGCGGTCAATCATGACTGCTGCTCAGAGGGGTTCCAAGGAAAAGTTCATGAACTTTGAAAAAGATGATTTCAAGGCAAACTGCGAAGGTCTTGGATTCCCCAAGGATGTTCAGCGGCTTTGGCTAAAAGAGGTCATCTTGAACAAGGACGAAAACAAGTTCTTGCCAGTTGATGAAATAACTGGTGAGCGCGACCATCTTCATGGTATTAACTTTGAAGTTTGGAATAACGCAAAATTCACAACGCGTTTCCACTGGTAAAGAAGTTTAATACTCTAATAATGTTTTAGAGTATAAATTAAAAATATATATTGGTTTTATTTTAATATATATTTTTTATTTAACACTTTTTGAAGTAATAATTCTTGGTTCTCTCAAAATTTTAAAAATTTATTAAAGTTTTTTTATTTTTTTGTAATATTTCATTAATTTGTGAAAATGGTTTTGAACCTTGAAATGATGAAAAGGTTTTATATTTTTTATAAACACTTAATGGTGATGGATGAGATGAAACTATTAAGTAATGTTTAGAAGTATCAATATTTTTTAATTTATTATGTGCAAATGCACCCCAAGCTACAAAAATAATAGGTTCTTCGTTTTTATTTAATTCATCAATAATAAAATCTGTAAAATCAGACCATAAAGTTGCTTGACTATTGGGTTTTCCTTCAATTACACTTAGAGAGGCATTAAGCATCAAAATATTTTGTTGCGCCCAATTTTCTAAACTATTATTAGTTAAAGTAATATTTAGATCATTTTTTAGTTCTTTAATAATATTTTTGAGAGATGGGGGTATAACGACATTTTCGTTTATTCCAAAACATAGTCCAGTAGCTTGATCTGGTCTGTGATAAGGGTCTTGACCTAATATTACTATATTAGTTTTGTTTGATTCAAAATATTCAAAACATTTGAATGTATTTTCTCCTTTAGGATAAATATTGTATTCAGTATTTTTGAGAGAATCAAGTATATTATTTAATGATTTTTCTTCATCATAATTATTGTTATATTTAGTAAATAAAGTTTTCCACGAATCTTTTATTTTAGTGTTATTTTGCATTATTTCAAATTGGTTTTATGTATTAATTAATAACTTTATTTTAATATTTTTAAAAAATTTAAAATATATTTATATATTATAAATAATAATGGGAGCAGAACTACTAGAAGAACAGGAAGCACAAGCAGGACAAGAAGGTGGAGTAGAAGGATACGCTGGTCCTGAAACAGGTTCTATGCTTGGTGGAAAACGCAGAAAAGGAAGAAAAGGAAGAAAAGGAAGCAGAAGAACAAAAAAAGGAGATAAAATGAAAAAAGGACGTAAAGGAAAAAGAACAAGAAAAGGAAAAAGACCACCTTCAAAATGGATATTGCATGTAAAAGCTTTCTGTAAAAAAACAGGAATGAAATATCCAGATGCATTAAAAAGTAAAGAATGTAAAGCTGGTTACAAAAAACAATAGATAATTTTTAAAATCAATAAAATAATATTTTTAATAATTAATTAAAAAATATTATTTTATTTAAGAAAATGTTCAATTAGTGCTTGATTAGCGAGAGAATCAGCATAAGTATTATATTTTCTATAAATATGTTCAAAATTAATAAAATCAAAATTAGATTTTAAAATATTAACTTCTTTATGTAATGGTTTAACGCGTTCATATTTAATATTACAATTATTATTAATTTGGTCTATTACAATTTTAGCATCTCCTTCAACATATAAATCTTTAATTTCTAATTTAGAAGCATATTTTAAGGCACTTATTAGTGCTTTATATTCCGCATAATTACTATCATACGCTTCATTTAGCATTGAATATTGTTTAGCAACTACTGTTGAATCATAATATAAAACGAACCCTATAGAAGCTAATCCCAACACATCACGATTACAAGCATCAAATTGTAGCAAAAACATTATAATATTTAATAGTTAATTAATAAATATTATAAATTTTTAAATCTATTTAGTAAATTATTTAATAATAATTATTTAATTTGAGAAACTTTTGTAAGTATTGTTTTTAGTTTGTGTTTTTTTTGGTTTTTTTGCTTTTGCATTTGGTTTAGATTTCTTTTTTGTTGTTGTTTTTGGATTATATGTTTCTGATAATGAAGTTTTGTTTGAACTTGCATATGATGAATCGCGAGAATTAGAAGAACTTTTATTACTTACCAATGTTAGCATTTTTTTTGTTACTTTATGTGGTCCAGATTCAACATATTTAAAATTTTTACATTTTGTAAATAATATATATTCTTGTATTAATGAATTTTTAATTGCTCTTAATTTTTCTTTCATTAATTTTGTAGTATCACTTGTAAAACCTTTATTTTCATTTGCTTCTTTTAATTCATCTGCTAAATTATTAATTAATTCTTTTAATTTTTCTACTTCTTTATCTATTGCATCTAATTCTTCTTCACTAATAGCTTTTGATTTTTTATATTCTTTTGCTTTAGCTTTATTTTCTTTAAGTTCTTTTTTTAATTCTTTTATTTTGTCTTTTAAAACTTTAATTTGTTCCAATACACTTTGATCTACTTTTTCCAATTGTTTTTTTAAATATACAAATTGTCTTATTTTATCATCATCTATATGATTCATTAATACTGGAACATTTATCATAATTGGTTGTGCAAATTGTGTGGGATCTTTTTCACGATTTAAATAACTAATATAACCAGATAATTTGTTTGCTAAATTTTTGACACCATTTTCGCTTAATATATTTGCTGGTGTCATATATTGCTTTTTGAATTCATCTTTGTCTGTAGTTATTTTTTCAGATTCATTAGTAACAAATAAATTTGTCAATGAAAATAATTCCAATGGATTATTGGTAATGGGTGTTGCTGTCATTAATAATAATTTGCAAGAATCTTTTCCTGATTTTTTATAACTATTCATTATTAATTTTTCCATAACATTGGTATCAGGTCTTTCGATTGCTTTTAAATCGCCACCATATAATTTATGTGCTTCATCAATGATAATAAGTGTTTTCTTTAAAACATCAGTTGATCCATTGCGTTGTTTCAAAATTTCATAATTTTTATTTTTACCTAATAATAAATTACTAAATTGTTTATATGATATTGGCTCTAACCAATTTTTACTCAAAAACTTTTTGCGTTGGGTTAAATTTTCAGGCAATGTAAGTCCTAATTTAACTTCTTCTTTTAAAACAGCATGACATATTTGATCAAAGATATTTTTCCACACATCACTTTTAAGTGTTGTACGTGTAACCCATAATATACTATAACCTTCTTTTTCAAAACTCATTGATGCTGTTGCAACCCCTGTACAGGTTTTTCCTGTCCCAACTGAATGCCATAATAACATACCTTTATATGGTGATTCTGGGCAAAAATAGTTAGTAATAAATTTTTGTGTTGGATTAAGTTCAATTTCATGCGATAAAGGTGGTTTCTCTCCTGGTTTTGGAACACATTTATTTTCAATGCTTAATGGTTCCCAAATATAATCTTTTGAATTATATTTGGTTTTAATAAAATTTCTCATTGCAATAAAACTTAATTTAGTATTTGGTATCATTGGATTTGTAGAAGGCGTTTTAACTGAAGATTCTTTTTTTCCTTCGTAATTGACCGAATCATAATCGGCATCAATTGGTTCGTCATCTCCACCATCTAAATCTAAATCATCAAGTTCTTCTTTTACATTTTTTTTAGTTTTCTTTTCAATAATTTCAGGAACATATGCATAACGCAAAGACCATTCATGATTTAATTGTTCACAATATTGCGGTATTGAATACATATAACTACATAATGCTTTGCGTTGATTAGTTTTTGGTAAAAATTTATTTGGGTGTCCATATTTTTTATATACACGTTTCATAAAATCAAGGCTTACGGGAACATCATTACTCGTTCTGTTTCCGCATTTACCTTTGCAATTAATAAAATCTATTTTATAATATTTAGAACTTTTATTTAATTTTTTGAAAACATCTTTCTTTTGCCCTCCACCGCCTGTTAAATAAAAATCTTTTTCCATATATTGTTCATTTAAATCGTCTATATTATGCATATTTTTTGTCAAAGAAAAATCAACTGATAATTTTCCTGCTAATTCAAATAATTGTTTACTTAAATTATTCATTGCTTTGTCAAATTCACTATAAAGCATAGTTGCATCATTTAATTTTTCAATATCTCTAAATATTAAAATATCTTCATCTTTTTCATCATTCTTTGGATCTGTTATATTATATGTTAAAAATTTAGTAGATGCAAAAGTATCTCTTGTAATATCTGGAACTGTTAAATAATAATTATATACATAAAGCGGCCACCCTTTTCCATCTTGAAATTCTAATCCTTTTTGTCCACATGTTCTTGTAGCACGACCAACTGTTTGTTTTAAATCTGCAATAGTCATGGATGGTTCAAAAATATGAACATATTTAACATCAAAGAGGTCAATGCCTTCTTTGAATCCGCTATCAAATATTATAAATCGTATTTTTTTTCCAAAAATGTTATTTGGGCGACTATTAAATAATGTTAATAATTCCTTTTTAACTTTTTCATTAAACGCAGAACCATATATTGCATTTGAACATAATAGACCGAAATTTTTATCTGTTCCGTCTTTAGAATCAACATATAATTGTAATTTTTGAACATTAGGCACTTTTCGGGCTTTAACAACATTATGAAAACCGGCAGCCATAAACGCGGATGCTAATATTTTTGCACCATATCCTCCTTCTTTTACATCAGAAAAAATGAAATGTTTAAATTTTTTTCCGTGATTTTTTTGATCTAACGAGTCTAAATTTTCAATATTTTTCATTAATTGTATAATTTTTGG